AAGAAGCTCGGACTTTTCGTTGAAGGCCAGACTCCTATCCTGGTGCAGTTCGGCTTCCATGCCACAGCTCTTGAAGGTTCGCAAGTAGGGCAGACCGTACCGATTAACGTGACACGGCACTGCTACTTCCGGATTTCCCCGGAGTTTTCTGAGGGGAATTTCGTAGGAATTTCGGAATTTCAGATTGTCAATGCTGCAACGAGACTTCACGATGCTTCGTTGGCTCGAGTGTTCTCGGCGGCGCCAAGAAGGGTTAAACTCGTATGAAGATTCAAGAGATCAAGAATACAAGTTCCGATGTTCTAAACTTCCAAACGGAGGATGGTCAGGAACTTGGGCTGGCTCCGGGTCGGGGCGTTCGGGATGTTCGCGTCAGCGATGCACAACTGAAGAAGATTCGCGAGCATGCCGAAGTGAAGATGGATCTGTCCGAGGTGAGGGGTCTTCTGGACTAAGCAATGAACTCAGTGCTCTACACATATGACGTAGCGATGCAAGTTCTTTTGTATCAAAGGTTCGCGTCGATTCTCGGAATCAGTTCGCAGCCTACACAAGAGGATTCGATAAACCAGGGTGTGGTCATCGGTCCACAGCATATCGCACAGCGTGAGGTCGCTGAGAAACGCGGCGAAGTCTTCCTGGAATTCATCAATCTATACCGTACCAGTGTGGCGTACAGTTGGAAGCGACAGAATACTTTGATCGCACGGAGAGGATTCGTCTTTCAGCGTCCCGATGGTACCGTAGGAGTGGTCAAAGTTGATGCTACAGATATTACATACAGTATGTGGTTCTGGAGCAACGATCTTGATAAGATCAATCTCTGCGTTGAGAAGTATTTGCAGTGGCAGCACGAGACTCCGAAGGTGACTCTGTACTTCAATGATGAATTCGGGATGAATCCCGATATTCAATTCGAAGGTGCCATTGACGAGTCCAACATCGAAGACGTCTTCAACGATGGAAAGATCTGGACCTTCGAAATGAAGGTGAGGATTGATGGTTGGCTTCCAAAGCTGAGTCCGGCGGAAGAGACGAAGCTGATCCAGAAGATCTGCATAACTACCTACGATAGGGACGCGGTTTCAAACTACGAGACGATTGTGGTCCCCGGATCCGGTCAGAACGTAGTCCTGGAAGCCGCTCTGCGGATGTTCAGAGCTAATCTCTATGGCATCGTAGGTGTGAGCTCCATCGGGAAGACCTTCCGGGTGTCCAAGAATCGGACCAGCGAGTTTCCCGCGGATACGAAATTCCAGGTAGAAAAACTCAACCCAGAATGATGGGCTCTACACCGTGGAAAGCTCAACCTATGACGCCCCAAATGAAGAGACCATTATCACAGTGAAGGAAATCATTGCCGGAAACACGATAGATGGAGATATCTATCGTCCTGAACCGGGGGCTTCGTAATAATCATTCAGATCGGTATTGGGAGCTCCGGAGAGAGCTTCGATAACTTTCGCAGTAGAGGAGAAGATCATGGCCACAATGTTGTCACCGGGTGTGTATGTCAATGAACGGGATATTTCTGACATCGTCCCAACGGTGGCGAGTGCGTCCGCTGCAATCGTTGGCTACTCGAAAAAGGGAAGTACCACCGAGATCACGTTGATCACCAGCGACAAGCAGTTCATTGAGGAGTATGGTGAACCGGATCCAGCTTCAGGTCACTACTTCCACTATGCCGCCCTGGCCTATCTGGCTCGTGGTAACACGCTGTACTGCCTTCGCGTCGTGAATGGGGCTCTCTATGGCGGCGTGAACATCATGTCGTCGGATTCCTTGCTGTCGAATGTTGGATTGGCAACGGGGAAGTCGACCGCGGTGTTCGCTGCTCCATCCGGCCAGACCAACGATGTGCTTTTTCAGATCATTGGTAAGGATCCCGGTGTCTGGAACAACAAGATTGGTGTCGAGATCCAGAATGTTAAGACCGGATCTGATGAAGTGGTCCAGGATCAGTACACCTTCGAAATCGTGGTCTACCAACAGGATGAGGACGGCAACTACCTGGAGCTCGAGAAGTTCCAAGTATCCCGTCAGAGCAAGGTTGATGGCTACGGAAAAGACCTATATATCGAGAACCGTGTAAACGGCTTCAGTCGCTATATCCAGGTCCTGGACAATACTGCCATCGCCGATACTGCTCTTCCGAAGGAGCAGGCGACTCGGCTCGATTTCACCTGTGGCTCCGACGGCGCCGAGATCTCCTCGGGCGATCTGGTCAATGGTTGGAACGAATTCACCAATCCAGCCGACATCGATATCCGCATCCTCATCAATGGAGGAGAGACGGCGATCGCTGTGCAGACGGAGATGAAGGAGGTCGCGGAGGCTCGGGCTGATTGCATCGCGATTCTGGATATTCCGTGGGCGTCGGTGCAGACCGTAACCGATATGGTTACATTCCGATCTACCACGCAGAATTTCAACTCGAACTACTGCGCTTTGTACACGCCGTGGCTCCAGATCTACGATCCTTACAACGATAAGCTTGTATATGTTCCTCCGTCAGGGCACGTGGCCGCTCAGATGGCGTACAATGACTACGTGGCGAATCCTTGGGATGCTCCGGCCGGTTTCAATCGTGGAATCTTGAACGTCATCGCTACTTCATATGTCTTCACGCAAGGCGAGCGTGACGTTCTGTATCCAATCCAGATCAACCCGATTCAGACCTTCCGAGGTGAGGGCATCGTGATCTGGGGGCAGAAGACTCAGCAGAAGAAATCGTCCGCGTTGTCCAGTGTGAATGTCCGCCGACTTCTGATTGTTATCGAGAAGTCAATGGCTATCGCACTGCGTCAGCTCCTGTTCGAGGGCAACACTGAAATCACGAGGTTCCGGGCGACCGCACTGCTTGATGAGTACCTGGATCGGCTGTCGGCTCAGGGAGCCTTCCAGCGAGAAGGTGGTGATAATGGATTCCACGTTCTCTGCAACACGCAGAACAACACTTCGTACACCATTGACTCGCTGCAGATGAACGTCGACGTATTCGTCAAGCCCACTCGGGCGGTCGAGTATATCAAGCTCCAGAGTATCATCTCCCCAACGGGCGCTTCGTTCGAAGAGTTGATTGCCAAAGGTCTGATGTTCTGAGAATTCTATGCCTAAGGGTATATACAAAAGAACAGAATATCACAAGAGAAGTTCTGTTCGAAGTCCTGCTCCACCAAATACTGGTGGTGTCATCGGGGCAATTCGGAGAGAAAGCGACGGATAGGTTCTGCACTCGATCGGCGGATCTTGGTCGTATGTGAACAGTGTGGTAAGGAATTCCTGGTTCACAGGTATCAAGTGGAGCAAGGAGAAGTTAAGCAGCATGATGTTCTGCTAAAGGAGATCAATCATGGAAATGAGCGTGAATGTCCTTCGTAACAATCTGACGAACCCTGCCAAAGCGTACCTGTGGGCAGTTGTATTCCCGAAACTGATTGGTGGTGGTGATGGAACGACCCTGGCGACCCGATGCCAAAGCGCTGGACTGCCGGGGCGGTCTACTAGCAGCATCAAGATTCCGTTCCGTGGAACGCCGGGCTTCAAGGTTCCTGGGAAGTTGGTCATGCCACAAACCTGGCACTTGACGTTCCTGGAGAGCACGGTCGACAAGAAGACCTTCACTGCTCTCTACAACTGGCACCAGATGATCCAGAACGTCAGGACGGGTCTTGGAAGTCCAGATCCATCCGTCAAGACTGACCTGTACTTCCAGGCTCTCGATCAGCAAGGACAGACCTGGTTGACGATCAAACTGATCGGATGCTATCTGGAAGAGATTGGCGACATCACGATGACATATGAAAACAACGCCTCGATAGCGTTCCCGGCGGGAATGTCGTATGATTGGTGGGAACCAGTGGACTAAGCACTCGAGTATAATACCATGATCGGTCTCGAAAGTCTACCATTTGATTTCTCTGGGCTCGGAATCAGGGCCGCTGCCAAGGTGTGGATGCTGCAGAGGAAGTACCTCTGGCAGCTTTTTCTTCCAAGCACGATCAACAATGTCCTGGGCTACTCTGTCTCCCAATTCTGCCAGGATGTGGCATTCGGCCCTTATGCCCTAAGTAATGTGATGAGGATGCAGCAGGGAGCCTTCATAAGGTTCTACGGCGGTCTTCAGGACATCAAATCTGTGAATCTAACGTTTCTGCTTCCAGCAGATAACACGGTTCTGGACTACTTCTATGGATGGTACCACCTGATGATTGATGAACAAGGATATTACCATCCGAAGATCGACTATGCCAAGCAGGCGTTCGTTTCGCTATATGATAGGACTGGCATCGAGACTGTCAAGTTCATCATGAAGGGGGCCTTCCCGATCGCCAAACCAACTATGAGTATGTCGTTCGATGTCAATAACGTGCAATCTACTACGATAGCTCTTAGCGTTGATAACATCGAGATGTGGAGTTTGGCGGGCAACGCTCGAAACGAGATTGCCAAGGAGATTACCAAGCTCCTCGGCGGCGGAGCGCTCGGTGCTACAGTAGGTACTGTAGCTGGAAATGCGGGTCTGTTTGGCGCTGGTGGTGCAGCAGCAAAAGGAGTTGGTAGAATCCTGTGAAGGTTATTTATTTTTCTCTTGACTTCTGGCGATCTAGGTATTATAATTTAAGTATAATCCAAGAATA